CTTTGACAAGATCATGCGGGTTCGACTAGCGTCTTACCCGTTTGTGACGGTTAAAGTTCGTGCTCTTCAGAGCGCTTCTCGTCCTGCTGCTACTTCGGTAGTCGCGGGAGCGAGGAGGTCTAGGAAGAGCGTCCCTCGTCGTCGAATTGGTGATAGGTGCACTAAGGAGCTGTGGAAAGCTACTTGGTGCGCTTTGATATCTTGTGGTCTCGGAACTCGTGCTGGTGCCTGGGAAATGAGGAAGTGGTTGTCTCGTTGTGTTGACCGTAATGGTTGGCTTGAGACGGCCAAGACTTTGAAGGAAGTCTGTGGAGAGCTTCGGTCCGCTGCTCTTGAGCAGCGTCGAGCAAGCCTCCCTCCATGTAGTCATTTCCCCGGACAACTTCTCTCTTGGCTTAATCGCCGACTTGACACAAAGGCCGCTCTGGCCTTTAGCCGTTTGGCACGCGCACTTCCATGCGCGCCTGAGTCGGTGAAGAAAGAAGCAGTCAGCCAGCACGCACGCATACTTTCCAGCAGACACGTGACTCCTCGGTTTCTCCTCGAGGATATTAAGCATCACGTCTACACACTGCTGAAAGGCGAGTTCTCGAGAAAGAACTTCTTTACCCTTCCTTCTTCTGCTGCTGCTACGGTTGAAGTCAAGAGAAGCCTTGGTGGTTATAACACTGTTGTCAGCTCGCTTGCTCGGCCCGCCTGGGCTGAGGTCGCGGCTGGGCGTGCGCGGGGCGGAGGCCCTCGCGGCACGGGAGTTGTTACTGAACCATCCCTTCTCGCTGCTGACTTCGAGCGTAGGCTGAGTACACGATTGCGTGGCGACAAGTTCCACACGTATCCCACTGTGGTAAGTGCAGAGCGTAACCTTTTGTTTGCAACGAGCAAACTGTTGCGTGACTCTGTAGGGAAACGTGTGGTCCATGTCGCGTCTGTAATCGCGGAACTCGGGATGAAGGCAAGGGTCATTACCGTTCCTCCTGCTGCTAATTTCGCTCGAGGGGACCTTGTAAGACAGGTCCTCTGGCCAGTACTCTTGGCGAAGATTCCTCAGATCCTTCCGTATGCCCCGCACACGGAAGAGGGAATCTTGCGACGCCTTGCTGGCTCCCTTCATGCTAGTAAGATCTTCCTTTCGGCGGATCTTACCTGTGCGACGGATGGCTTCGGGCATGATGCGATCAACGCTGTCATTGACGGTCTCCGAAGGGCTGGTTTCCCAAGCCATTTGGTTTCCGAACTCCGGGAGTCCCTCGGAGTTGGCAACGATCCGCATTATGTCCGTTACTGTCTCTCGGACATGACGGGCGAGTGTGAGCAGGAGATGAGAAAACGTTACGACGTGGTTGAGGTAGATGGGAAGTACTTCGTCGAAGTACCTAAGGTACGAGGTTCCCTCATGGGGACTCCCTGTTCCTTTTCCGTCCTTAGCCTGCTCAACCACTGGATGAGTGAACACCTTGGTCCCAAACGAATCATCTGCGGAGATGATTTGGCTGCGGTGACTCACTCGGGTAACGTTTCTTCCTATTCGCAGAGAGCCTCTGCCGTAGGAAGCAAACTCCATGAGGGTAAGTCTTTCCGGTCTAAGATAGGTTTCGTGTTCTGCGAAGCCTATGCCCTGTTGGATCACCAGGGTACCGGGTTGGTCTCCTTCAGACCACCCTCTCTCAAGGAGTTTGTCAGAAATGGTAATGGAGTCATGAGTCAACATTCTGTGGACTCTTCTTCGTTCAATCGACTTGCACGCTGTGCACGTACAATTTACCGCAACCAGCGAAAGATTGCGGCGAAGAAGCAGAGACCTGCGGAGCTCCCGGCCGCCTTGGGCGGCCTTGGACACCCTTGCAAGGGGCGCCTTCGGGTGCCTGTCTGGTGCCGGAGAGCTCTTATGGAGTTGTATCTCTGCGAGAATGTTGAGCATTCCGGTCCTCATGACCCATCGAAGTTTATCCGTACTTTGCAAACGCCTGCGATACCCCTCCAACGGGGTGCCTATCGCAGAAACTGCTCTCAGGTTGCTGATTGGCTGGGCTCCCAGCGTATTAATGAGCCACAACCTGGAGACGGTTTTATTACCAATAAGGAACTTGCTACGTACGGAGCCGTATGTAGCAATCTTACTTATCTTGCTACTGGTAATAGGTTTCGTAAAGTACGGCCACAAGATATCAAAGTGGGAAGGCAGAGCTGGCCCAAGCCGTGCGTAAGCACGGGGGTCTTGTCCACTCGTACGAGAATTGTTCAGATTCTCGAGTGGGACAGGAGGGCTCGGTGTGAGCTCGGCAGCTACCTTCCGCCTACCTTTTCG